AAACAAATGTACGGAGAAGACATGCGCTCATTCAAACAACATATGGAAGAGGGCAAAGCTGATGCTGCTCTCAAGAAAAAGGCAGACAAATCAGGCATGCCTCTTGGCGTACTGAGACAAGTTTACAACCGTGGCGTCGCTGCTTGGAGAACTGGCCATCGCCCTGGTACCACACCACAACAATGGGGTCTTGCAAGAGTCAACTCATTTGTCACTAAGTCATCTGGCACATGGGGTAAAGCAGATAAAGACTTAGCGGCAAAAGTGAGAGGTTAATGAAAAAAATATTTTTGGACGTCGGTGCTAACTTAGGACAAAATATTGGTAAGTTTAGAAAAGTTTACGGAGACGATTACGACATCTATAGCTTTGACGCAAACCCTGCTTGTATCGCAGAGATTAAGAAAAAATATGATGAAGATTCTAAAGTAAATGTAATGGAGTATGCAGCTTCTGATGAAGATGGAACAGCTAAATTTTATTTAGGACCAGGAGAAGCTTCACATAAGTCTTCTTTAAGATCTGACAAGACTACTGGCATTTCGATTGACAGAAATATAACAGTTAATAAGTTAGATCTTTCAAAATGGATAAAAGAAAATTTTGAAGAATCAGATCAGATTATACTTTATTTAGATATTGAAGGCGGTGAGTATGATGTATTACAAAAACTAATTGATGAAAACATGCTAAGTTGGTTCAATGAAGTATATGTTGAATTTCATGAAAGAAAATTAAAAGATTTAGATATGAGTAAGCATAAATTTTTATATGATAAGCTTATTGAAGTATACAATGAAAATGTATACATACACGGAAAGTATCAAGCAGACAAATACGAAAGAGTGGGATAATGTCTAAAACATTCGATCAAATTAGAGAAGGTATTGCTGGCGCAGTGGCTGGTGGTGTAGTCGGTAGCGCAGCCGGTCCAGTAGGAACTGCTGCAGGAGCTTATCTCGGTCACAAAGTTCAGCAGGCAGCAAATGCTGCTAAAAAGAAAAAAGATGACCATAAGCCTACGACAATCGGGCCTGATGGAAAGCAAAAGCCAGCAAAGCACGAAAACTCAGATGCAGTCAAAGCTTTTTTAGCCAAAGGTGGTAAGATTAAAAAGCTTCCGCCGGGTAGAGCTCAAGGTGCACACGGTAAAGATGATCCCGGCAAAGGCATGGCCGGTATGCTTGACCGCGGAGACACTAAAAAGTTTGGGACTCGTAAAAAAGTCAGGTCAATGGAGTCGGTAGAGCCAGTACAAGAAGAAATGATGTTTAAGGTTTCTGTTGAAGGATTACCTCCAATGATTATGCTTGGCAAATCACCAGGAGATATTAAAGGCCAATTGCGTAAAATTGTAAAGCAGCCTTCAATGATTGGTGATATCGATCGGATGACAAAGTCAGAAGTCAAGAAAAGATATCGTGACATGGGTGCTGGAAAAAAGGGTGACGATGAATAAGTACTTAATATCTGGCTATGTGCTGCATATTTTATTTGCTCTCTTGCTAGCAGGATGTGCAGCAATTCCGCCTATGAATAATCCTGATATTTCTTTCGGTAGAAAATGTTCAGATAATGGAACCTGGAGTTACGTGTGGATTTACGACGAGGATAAAGGTTTAAACGCAAGCAAAGAGAAATGCGATGAAAAAGTTTAAAGACTTTAGAGCTGATTGGGGAACAGATGACGCGACTAATCGTGCCAAGGCAGCTACACCCGGTCAAAGAACAGATGAGAAGCTAGATCCTGACAAGCATGATGCTGGAGATTATGTCAAGGATTTTCAAAAATCTGATGCTCCACAGTTCAAAGGTAAGTCCAAAGAAAAACGTAGAAAGATGGCGATAGCTGCGTATCTTGATGCAAAGGATGCAAAAGAAAATGTAAATGAAGGACCCGGAAAACCAGAGTCATGGGAAGCCGGATATAAACGTAGAGTCGTAAAGACTACAAAACCGGAGCATAAAGAAAAGGGTTACAACTGGAGAATCAAGGGTAAAGACAGGCCGGAGATCTCGATTAAGTTGTATAAAGAAAAGCCGTCACAGACAGAGTTTAATAAACAAATGAGAAGGGTAGCAGGCCATGAGTTCGGTGGATAAGTTTAACAAATACAGAGCTGAAGAAATCGATAATTATTGCGAGTGCAATGACCTGTATGAAGATCTTGAGATTACTGAAGCCGAGTATCAGGGTAAAAAGGTAAAGCTGAATGATCCAATTCGCACAAGCGAGAATCCCAACAAAAAATTTAAAGTCTATGTCAAAGGCCCTAACGGCAACGTTGTTGTTGTCCGCTTTGGTGATCCTAACATGGAAATTAAGCGAGATGATCCCGACAGACGTCGTTCTTTTCGCGCCAGACATAATTGTGACAATCCCGGACCCAAACACAAAGCAAGATATTGGTCTTGCTATCAGTGGCGGGGTGGTTCCAAGGTAGATAATTAAAGGAAAGTAGCATGGCTGACAATACAGATCAGAGGCTCGATAGGATTGAGCAAAAGCTCGATGAGATTGCCTACATCATGGTCAGTCTTGCTAAAGCCGAAGAAAAGATTGAATCATTGAAAGATGACCATGATAAGATGTACGAAAGGATTAATCGCCTTTCACAAAAGCTAGACGACATCGAACGTAAAGTAGATGAGAATTCAAGGACTGTAAGTCTTATAAATAAAATCGTAATTGCGGCAGTGATTGCCGCTGTTGGCTCACTAGTGGCCCAATGGATGTAAGGAGAAACCATGTTTAACAATATTTTTGAGAAGTATAGGGCCGCTTCTAAAAAGGCCGAAGAAGATAAGATGGATCCTGTAAAGGATGCAGAAGCAAAGAAGAAGTTTGACGACCGTAAAGATAAGGACATCGATAACGACGGTGATGTAGATTCTTCTGATAAGTTCTTGCACAAGCGTCGCAAGGCAATCGCAAAGTCAAAGAAAGAAGACGAGCCAAAAGGCGGTGAAGACACTGCAGTAATGAATCCTAAGAAGGAAGATAAAGTGAGTAAAGAAGAAGCAGATCCGGATACAGTACGGATGATGAAGGCTAATCCTAAGATGCAAAAAACCGGTGGCCCTGGTGGAATGAAAGGCCTGAATAAAAAGGCACAGAAAGACACTAAGGCAGCACTGAAAAATGAAGAGGTTTCTGTGCGTGATAGGTTGATGACCATTTGGGAAAAGGCTGCCGATCATACTAAAGGCGCAACTAAGCCAGAAGAAATGGATTCGAAGGATTCTCCTTCAGGAAAGAAGATGAGAAAAGATCACGAAGGTGAAACAGTTGATATTGAAAAGCAAAGTCATGATGATGCAGCTAAAGCAGGACGTACAGGTCCAAAAGCTAAGGCTCGCAGCAGTGGTGATAATGTGACATCCGGTGATCGTAATATTATTAACAAAATAGCAGCAGCATATAAAGGAATGAAAAATGGCGATTAGTCCTCCTGGCTGGTGTAAAGGTGCAATTCCAACTCCACAAGGTTGGAGACATCCTAACACCAATGAACTTTTGAAATCACAAACAATCTCTCAGGCAGATATCGATGAATGGAATGGTGTAGCCACCGTTGTAGAAACAAAAGAAGTTTTAATCGAAGCTATGCCTGAGCCAGTTGAAGAAGAGGAAGAAGAGTATTGGACACCTGAAGATCTTGATGGTATGACAAAACTTGAGCTTGAAGAACTTGGTCGTGAATACGGCATTGAGCTTGATCGTCGTCATAACAAAGAACAGTTGGTTGAAGAACTAAAGGAAGCGATGTTCGATTAAATTGAATATATACTTTTATGATGATATTCAATGAACTCACTGAAGACAACGTTCTTCTATACGCAGCTAAACATTATTATAAGCCTCAGTTCTCAGACATTGAAGAATTTTATGAGGATCTGAAACGCTTTAAATATATTAAACGTTTAGTTAATCGTTATCTTGAGCACGATGATTTAAGTGAAAGACTCATAATGAATCACTTAATTGTCGTGTTCAATTCTTTTGGGATTGAGGCGTCTTGTAATATACTTGAGCTCAAGCTTGATGAAAAGCATTGGCCAGTAATTAAACCTTTTTTGATTTATTTGAAATATATAACAGCCGACAAATACACCGGCATTCCTATGGATCAAACAGTAGTAAACGTTTTGAGAGAAAAATATGGGTCTAGTTAAAAGAGCAGCAGATTTAGCGTATACTTTCAGGTTTATCCGCATGCTCGTTATGAGATGGGAAAACTGGGATGCGTATAAAGAAGGAGTCATCGATAAAGATGGCAAGAGAATCAAAGGCGTCAAGCTTGACACTGATGCAAAGAAGTCTTCCTATACTCCTTTTATTCGCCTTGCCGCTAATGTCAAGCGGTTGCTCTCTAAAATCCCTGGCGGCGGATCTAGACTTGGAAGCTTTGCCGCAGCTTTGTATCTCATTAAAGA